ACTGGAAGTCCCGGCCGGCGTGCTCGCGACGCCCGGTGCGCTTGTCGACGATGGGCGGCTCCGCGTAGCTGATGCGTTGGCCGTCGAGCTCGCGGTGCCGCTCGCGCACGCGCTCGTCTTTCGATGTGCGCCACACGTACTCCGTCACGCCGAGGTCTTTGTGGCGGGCCTCGGCGACGTCGCCGTTGAGCGAGAGCACCTGGTCGCGCGCGATGAGGGCCGCCCGGCTCTTCGACGCCCCCGTGGCCTCGCGGATGTCGCGCATGATGTTCTCGACACGCTCTCCGCTCCCGGCCCCCATGAGCACATCACGCACGCGCTCGACGTGAGAGGCGCACAGGCTCTTGATGAGCTTCGTGTTCTCCGCGCGGAACACGCGCGCGAGTTCGTCGAGGTTCGGGTCGCTGGTGAGGTCGATCCCGAGCGACGCCTTGACCTGCCGCGACCACTGCTCGCGCGAGAAGCGGTACACGCTCGCGCCCACGCCCTCGATGGTCGCGATCGTCTTGCGGTCGCCGACGATCTTCTCCGCGAGCCGCCGGAGACGCGCCTCGACGCGCTGCGCGGCGCCGGGCTGCAACGGTGCGTCGCCGTCGGCCGCGTCGACGCGCGCACCCTCGTCGCGCAGGGCCGCGAGCGTCTCGGAGTGCAGCGCGTTGACCACGCCCGAGAGCCGCGACACGTAGCCCGCCATGATCGCGCGGGGCTCCTCGGCGGGGGGCGCAAGACGCGGGGCGCGCCGTCGTGCGGAGGCTGCGACGGTGGCGCGGCGGCGGGCGAGGGTGGAGGCGGGGGGCACCGCGCTACTCCGCGTCGTCGACGGCGTCCATCTGCCTGACGACCTTGCGCGCCCACGCGTAGCCCGCGTCGCCGCCCCAGCCGTGCCACGCCTGCCAGCCGGGGCCTTGCTCGCCCCAGGTGTCGCCGTCCTTGTCGACCTCGTGACGCGCGAAGAACCCGGCCATCTCGCGCACGGTCTCGGGGGAGAGCGTCCGGCCGTTCGACAGGTCGCGCGCTCGGGCGATGCCCACGTCGGTCATGCCGCGCTCGCTCGGCGGCTTCTCGGCGCGCACCTCGAGGGCGCGGGCCGCGGCTTCCTGCGCGCCCTTCGGCGGCGTGAAGTCGATGTGACCGTAGCGCCCTTCGCCGTCGGCCTTCTCGGGCAGCTCGGGCGACACGGGCGCGTCGTCGGCGCCGGTCGGTGCGGGGTCGTCGGGGGTCGCCGTCGCGTCGGCCTCGATCATCGCCTGCCGGTGCTCGAGGTCGATCGAGGTGTCCGTCGAGTAGCCCTCTTTGCGGAAGCGCGAGACGGCCACCTCTTCGGGCGTCAGCACCTGCGCGGTGATGTACGCCGTGTCGATCGTGGCCTGCTTCGCGCGAATGTCGGCCTCTTCGACCGGCGTAGGCTGCCACAGCGACGGGAGCACCACGCGCCAGCCCTCGGGCTCGACGCCGCGCGTGGGGCCCTCGCGGGAGATCAGCACCAGGCGCACAATCCGGTCGAGGCGCGCGCGCAGCACGTGCTCGCGCTCCGACGCGAGGGCGTCGTACCAGTTGCGGATGTCGGAGTCGCCCGTCGCGTTGAGGCCCGCGGGGGCCTGCCCCATGAGCACCGTGACGGGGATCTTCGACACACTCGCCACCATGTTGACCATGCGGTCCATGATGTCGGCGACGCCGCCGAGGGAGCCCGCGTCCGAGCGCGAGTAGTCTTCCCCGTCGGCGTCGAGGAGCATCGCGCGCGCGACCGAGATGCTCTGATTCATGAGCCATAGCCTCTTCTTCACGAGGTCGTCGGAGTCCGACGCCATCATGTCCATGAGGCCCTTCATTTTGATGACGCCCTGCGAGGCCTGCTGCACCAGCTCGCCCGACGCCGCGAATGCGCCGCGGAGCTGCATGACCTCCTGGTAGCAGCGCTGGAGCACTGAGTCGCCCCACCCGTTGAGCGTGAGCCGTCGGCGGCGCGTGGGCGTCGGCCCCTCGAAGCGCACGAGGCGGGTGTGGTGCACCGTGAGGGTCTGCGACCGCGTGCCACCCATGCGGGTGAGCGAGTAGAGCACCGGCTGCCCGAAGCGCGGGGAGTCGAAGTCGCTCTCCCACGTCAGCGGGTAGAGGTCGCGGCGGTCGATGTCGGCGAGCCACAGCACGCGCCGCAACTGCGACTCGTCGAGGGGCTCCTCGGGCGCGCATCCGTCGTCGGCGCCGATGAGCAGCGCCCCGCCGCCGAAGAGGCGCCCCCACGTCCACGCGCGGCGCACGAACTCGACCACGTGGAGATCGTCGATGGCGGCGAGGAGCGCTGTCTCCTGCTCGCTCTCGCCCGTCGAGACGGTGAAGCCCTGCCGCAGCGCGTGCTCGGGGACAGCGTCCACGACGCGAGCGCACACCCCATCGAAATTGTAGAGGTTCTCGAGATCGCCGAGGCCGAGATACTCGCCCTCCATCACGCCGAAGCGCATGGACGCGCGGCCGTTCTGCGCGCCTACGCCGGTGGTCTGGTTGAACCATCCGTCGAAGCGTCGCGCGATGGCGCTCTTGAGTCTGTCGGTGAATGCCACAGGGCGGCTCCGCGGGGCGCGGGCGCCCTCAGCTCAGGGTGTGCGTGTGCGACGGGCCGGTGTGCGTGTGCGAGGCGACGGAGCCCGCGGGCGTCGGGGCGCGCAGGATCTTGTAGCCCTCGGCGGCGGTCGCAGGAGCCTCGCCGTAGACCGTGAGCACCGCGGGGGCGCCGGTCACGGCCGTGTTGCTCACGATGAGGCAGGGCGCCTTGGTGGCGGTGATGAGCCACATCCCGGCGCACTGGTTGAGCGTCATGGTCTGGTTGTCGCTCGTGGTCACAACCTGCCCCGCCGTGGCGTAGCCGGTGCCCGTGAACGCGTCGGCCGTGGCGCTCGTGGCAGCGGTGCCAGTGAACGAGGGCGCCGTCGCGCCCGATGCTCCGGTGCCTGCCGCGTCGGCTGAAGTCGGCGATCCCGGCTCGCCCTTCGATCCACCTCGGGCGCCCATCAGCGCACCTTCGTGATGCGCAGGGTGCCCGTGGCCGACGAGGCGACCATGATGCCGTGCAGCGCGGCGGCCGTGCGCACGAAGAGGGTGTACGTCACCCCGGGGAGCATCGCGAAGCCCGCGATGGCGGCGGCGCCGTTCGTGGGCACCACCGCGGCGGCGCCGAGGCAGCACTGCGCGCCCGCCGTCGAAGACGCCACGAGCGTGATCTGATAGCCGCCGACTGCGAGGTCGATGCTCGAGCTGGCGTCGGTCAGGTTCTTCAGCAGCGACGTGCTCTCGGCCGAGAAGGGCCACGCGTCGAGAATCGTCGGTTCGATGGGGAGCGCCATATGCCCGTGAGGGTGCGTGCGCGCGGGCGAGATGCGCTAGGTAGTGGTGGCACGGTCGCGCGGACGCTCGCACGAGGCGGCAGGCGCGTTGATCTCGCGGCGTCGGCAGTCGCACGCGTCGCCGTCACGCGTGAAGTCGGGCCGCCGAGCGCCGCAGCGGCCACACCGCGCGGATCGCTGCTCCATCGTCTCCATCGTTGTCACCCTTTCTTCGTCTGCGCGTCTACCGCGTCTCTGAGTCGATCTGCATAGAAACCCGTGCCCAGCGCCAGCTCCGAGAACGCATCGGCGCCCGCGTCGACCTTGTCATCCCTGCGCGTGTCCGGGAACGCATGGTGTTGAGAGACGAACGCGGCCGTCCACGGCGCGCGCACGATGCCGAAGTTGCGCGCGCCCACCTGCGACGAGTAGCCGCCCGCGCGCAGCACCTTGTCGCCCGTGACGGGCTTCGTGACGACGCGGTAGCCCGTGAGCTCGCGCGTGTACGTGAGCGCCTGGTCCTTCCCGGCCTGCCCCGGGTCCTGCGGGAGCCGCACCACCACGTCGACGCCGTCGGCCTTCGCCGTGTCGAGGATGAGCTTGTGCACCTCGTGGGGCGGGCCCACGTGCGTGATGCAATCGAGCACCACGTACCGCGGTACGATCGGGAGGCCGTCGGGGCCTTTCGCGCCGCGGTCGCCCTCGAGCACGCCCTCCGTCGGGTCGCCGCCGGCGCCGAGGTCCCACGCGCGCACCTTGCGCTTCACGGGCGGGGCCGCGTCGAAGTAGTGCCACCACGTGCGATGGAAGAGCTTGCCCTCGCCCACGCAGGCGTCCCAGTCGCCGTCGAGCAGCTTCGCCCGCGTGACCGGGTCGAGCGCCATCAACTGCGCGCGGTAGTCGTCGCCCAGGTAGGGGTTGTCGGAGAGCTTGCCGCGGATGTAACTCCTGCTGAGGGCGTACCCCGTGCCCTTCGGCACGACGCGCCCATCGGGGTCGTACCAGAGCGCAGCGCCGTCGACCGCGCGCCCCTCGATCCACTCCTTGAAGCGCTCGCGCACCCACTCGAGGTGCGGGCCGTCGGGGTTGCCGGTGGCGCGCATCCGCACCGGCACGCCGTCGGTGCCGCGGAGCCGCGAGAGCATGTAGCGGTACTGGTGCTCCGTGAAGTGCGGGAGCTCATCGAAGCCGACGAAGTGGTACTCCGCGCCCTGGTAGCGGTGCACGTCGGCGTCGCGCTCGAGGTACGCGAACTCGATCGTGGCGCCCGGTTTGCCGTCGGGCCCGGGGAACGTCCACGTATGCGTCTGCTCCTTGTAGACGCCGCCCTTCGACGGATAGAGCTTCGCGGCCTTCGTGAGCAGCGACCGCTGCAGCTCCGGGAAGCTGTTGCGAAACAGCACGGCGCGGAACGTCGGGCGGTGCACGTTCCGCAGCGCGGCGACCACGAGGTATTCGCTCTTGCCAGGACCTGCGGCGCCGCCGAGGAAGAGCTCGAACGCGCCGCACGCAAGCCCGGCCTCCTGCATCTTCGTGGGTACCCACGCGACGCCGGGGACACTGCGCGCGGGCACGTCGGACGCGGCGAGCATCGACGTCACGGTTCCTTCTCGGCGGGCGCGTAGATGGCCAGCGCCACCTTCTCGCCGCCCGAGGTCATGTCGACCTTCTTCGGGGCCGTTGCCCCGTGCAGCTCCGCGAGGCGCACGGCGACCGTCGCCATCACGCCCACGTTGGCCTCGGGGAACTCCTCAACGGTCGAGGGGCGCCCCGCGCCCTGCGAAACCACGATGCGCTTCACGCCGTTGCGCGCGAGTTCGTACGTGTCGAGGAGCATCGTCTCGACGCGGTGGAAGGTCGCCTCGGGCGGCGGCTTCGGGAGCGCCGCGAGCTTCGCCTCGACGCGGGCGATGTAGCGCCGTGCGGTGCGGGCGGAAACGCCGAAGCGATCCTCCATGCGCTCTGCGATGACGGGCCGCGACTTGCCTTCGAGGTAGAGCTTTTCGACGAGGTCGAGCCGCTCGCGAGGGATCTTCTTCGGTTCCCTAGGGACACTTGCGGACATGTCTTTCTCCTGCCTCACTTCGCCGCCCTCCCCTTCGCGAGCGCCCGCTCCATCGCCTCGCGCGCCGCGGGCTTCACCTTCGCCATGAGCGCGTCGAGCCGCTCAGGCGTCGCCGCCGACAGCCGCGCCGCGAGCTGCCGCAGTCCGCGGTCGGCGTTGGCGTTGGCGCGACCGTCGGGGCCGATGGGGAGCCCGGCAGCGCCGAGCTTGAGGTAGCAGGCCCGGCAGCACTCGCGCCGGAACTTCGGGTCGTGGTCACACATCGCGGGTCTCCTCGTGGTCAGAATCCATGAGCGGTCTCCAGGGGCGGCACGGTGGGCGCGACGAACCGCAGCGGCGGGCGCTGGGCGGTCGCAGGGGGCGCGGGAGGCGTCGGGGTGGGGTCGCTGGCCGTCCGGGCGGCCCTGAGCGCCTCCGTGAGGCGCTGGCGTTGCTCGGCGGGCATCGGGCGGGCGCCGTTGGCCCAGTGGTAGGCCGTGGGGCGGCTGACACCGAGCAGCGCTGCGACGGCGACGGCACCCCCGGCGGCGGCGATCAGGGCCGTAGGGGGTGTGTTTTCGCTGAAACCGCTTGTGGGAAGGGTGTCACATGCTCCCCCCAGTGTCCCCGATATACTCTTAGACGGGGTTACCGGGGGGAGCGTGTGACTGCCTTCCACGAAGGCGTTTCCGTTGTTTTGGGTGGGTTTCTCGCCGGATTCGCGCGATTCGGCCTTCCGAGCCTCCGTTTGAGCCTCTTCCGCCAGCCTTACGCCCACCCCCGCCGCCACCGATCCGAGGCGTGCCGACCCGTAAACGCGCACCGCGTCGAGCACGGCCGCGGCGTCGATCACGTCGGAGGGCCCGCGGGGGATCTCGAGCACCTCTGCGCGGGCGTCCCACGACGCCGGTACGACGGTGCCCACGTGGACGTGCAGCGCGGGCGCCGTACGCCACGGCGCGCGCAGTCGCCCCGCCACCTGGGAGACCTCGGCCGCGGTCGCGCGGCGGTAGACCTCGGCGTGGTCGTCGGCCAGGCCGAGCACGGCCGCGATGGCGCGGCTCGATCCGACGTTGGGGCGCGGGTCGCCGACCGACACCAGCGCGTCGCAGGTCGACCAGTCGTTGCGGCCGCGGGCATGGCCGTAGTGGCCCACCACGAGCTCGACGCCGCGGGCCCGCGCGTCGGCCACGATGGCGCGCGCCGTCGGGTCGGCGCCGTCGACGCCGCGCACGGCCGCGTCGAGCACGTCGGCGAGGGCCTTCCAGGTGAACAGCCCCACGCTGCGCGCGCCCGCGTCGGCCACCTGCGCGAGCGCCGCGCGCACGTACCGCTCGAGCCCCTCGGCCCACCGCACCACCCCGCCGTCGAGCGCGGTTTTCCTCGTCGCGTCGGCCCAATAGAGCACCCGGCGCGTGACGAGCGCGCCGTCGGCCACGCGGACGTCGGTGACGTGCGAGTCGGGGAGGTAGCCCGTGTGCGCCGCCAGCGCGCGCACCACCGCGACGTCGGCCGTCGCGTCGAGGAGCACCGTGGGGCCGCCGCGCTGCATCGCCGCCGCCACCGCGGGCGACGCCATGATGCCGCGGAGCACCCTGCGGGTCGTGTCGGGAAACGCCACCTCGACGGCCGCGACGCCGCGCTCCGCGTGCCCGTCGACATCCGGCGGCGAGCTGCGCAGGATGCCCGCCGCGAGCCGCGCCACCTGCGCGTGCGTCGCCGACGCCGTCACGAAACGCTCGCTCGGCTGCCCCGAGAAGACGCGCCCGTGCTCCATCTGCGACGGGCGCGGGGCCCACGCCGACCGGCGGCGCCACGTCGAGGGGGGCGACGGGTTGGCCTTCGTCGGGCGCTCGCGAGACTCGCTCCAGGCCGCGCGAATCGCGTAGTCGTGCAGGATGTCGCCGGGCGCCATGACGTCGTCGCAGTCGGGCACCGGGTACGCGGCCTTGACCGCGTCGCACCACGCCACGTCGCCGAGCAGCGACTCCGCGCCGCGGGTGAACACCTGCTGGAGCGCGTCGGCCCCCCGCGGGAGGTCGCCCCGCTCGAGGCCCGCCGCGAGCGCGCGCAGCACCGGGGCGCGCCATCGCTCCGACCGGGCGAAGTGAACCTCGGCGCCGGCGGCCGACTCCAGCGCGTCGCGCGTGAGCGCCACCGACTCGACCGCCTGGGGGTCTTCGTCGATCACCACGAGCGCGTCGTTGCCCGCCCACGCGAGGCCCTGCGCGAGCAGCGCGTGCACCGTGACCACGACCGCGGGTGTCCCGACGCCGCCGAGCGGGATCACGGTCCCGGCGCGCGCCGCGCAGCCGTCGAGGTGCGGGCACGGGGCATCGGTGCCCTTGGGGCCGAGGTGCTTTCCCTCGCACCACGTCGCCGCCGCGTGGCGGGCGCCCGTGAGCCGCGCCAGGGGCACGTGGTAGTGGCACGCGGGCTCGCCCCCGGCGTCGCGGACGGAGAGCACGCCGCGCAGGTACTCCCCGCGCAGGCCGCGGAGCGCACCAGCTACCTCGAGGGCGACGGCGTGACTCGACGCGACGTACAGGGTCTTCAACTGCGACGGCACGGCCTCGCGGTCGCCGACGGCCTCGGCGCGCGCGCGCAGCACGTCGATCGCCGTGCGGGTCTTCCCTGCGCCCTCGGTGACGCGCACGACGCTCAGGCCCGGGGGCGCGGCCTCGATCGCGGCGCGCACACGGGGGGCGGCCTCGGG